CTTGTACGACAGCTTGTCTGCTCGTTACACCAAAGCTTTGGCCCGTGCCATGGCGTATACCAAGCAAGTCAAAGCAGCCGCTGTTATCAACAACGGTTTCAATGGCTCCTACTTGGGTGGTGACGGCGTTACCTTGTTCGGTAACAACAGCTCCAACACTCGTGTTGGTCACCCACTGGTCTCCGGTGGCGTGAACTACAACAGCCCCACCACTGGTGTGGACTTGAACGAGACCTCTTTGGAAAATGCCGTGATTCAAATCGCAGCATGGACTGATGAACGTGGTCTGTTGATCGCCGCCAAGCCTCGCAAGATGATTGTGCCTCCCTCACTGATGTTCGTTGCCAAGCGTTTGCTTGACACTGAACTGCGTGTGTCTACTGCTGATAACGACATCAACGCTATCAAGCAGATGGGTGCAATCCCTGAAGGCTATACCGTCAACCACTTCTTGACCGACACAAACGGCTGGTACTTGATTACCGACGTTCCCAACGGCATGAAGCACTTCGAGCGTATGCCTTTGGCTAACTCGATGGACGGCGACTTTGATACCGGCAACGTCCGTTACAAAGCTCGTGAGCGTTACAGCTTCGGCTGGTCTGATCCCCTCGGTATGTGGGGCTCTGCTGGCGCGTAAGCAAAGGCTGGAAAGGGGGCTAGCGCCCCCTTTTCTTTTGAGGTATATTCAAACCATTCCGGGGTTTTCCGGTGCATCTGACAGTCCCGGCTGACGACATGCAGACAGATGCGCTAACTTGCATGTAAGGAAAAAATCATGGCACGCACGACATTCCAAGGCCCCGTTCGTTCTTTGGGCGGCATCTATCAACAAGGCCCCGCCTCTGTTGTCGCAATCACAGCTTCAACAACTTTGAACCCCGTTGACCACGGCGGTCGCATTCTTTCTATTGGTGGCACTTTGGCAGCAAACATTGTTTTGACTTTGCCCACCATTGACACCTCTGCAAACCCTGTGACTTCTGGCCCAGGCCAAGACCCAAGCACAACCAACAACCAAGGTGTGGTTTACACAATCTGGGTTCCCACAACCATCGCTACCAGCTCTTTGAAGATTGGTACTGACGGCACTGACAAATACATTGGCACCATCTTTGGTGTTGACACCGACAGCTCAAACGCTTTGGTTGCCTACACCGCAGCTTCAAGCAATGACTACATCAACTTCAACGGCGGCACAACCGGCGGTGTGGCTGGTACATGGGTTCAGATTTATGCAATCGCTGCTCTGAAATACATGGTCAACGGAGTTGCTTTGGGCACAGGCACTGTTGCCACACCATTTGCTGATTCCTAATTAGGAGCATCCCATGACGATGCAGTATGACGTCAAGTCAGCGCATTTGAACGCGTCTGGTTCGATCTTTGGTCAGCCAGCGCGTATCAAAGGGTTCTCAATCTGTGCCACGGCCAGTGCAGCAGGTACGCTTGTTTTAAAAGACGGCGGCTCAAGCGGTACTACTGTGGTTGAGATTGACATCCCATCCAACTCCAACCCCAACTCGTTCTATGTCTTGGTGCCGGGCGAGGGTGTTCGGTGCTATACCAACATTTACGCGTCGCTGACAAACATTGCCAGCGTAACGGTGTTCTATGGCTAAGTCACCTGCATGGCAACGCAAGGAAGGGAAGAATCCGAGTGGAGGCTTAAACGCCAAAGGTCGGGCTTCTTACAACGCAGCGAACCCCGGGAAACCGGGGCTAAAGCGTCCTCAACCCGAGGGCGGCAGCAGGCGAGACTCTTTCTGCGCCCGTATGAAAGGGATGAAAGCGAAATTGACGAGCGCCGAAACAGCAAGGGATCCCGATTCGAGGATTAACAAGTCCTTGAGAGCTTGGAACTGCGCTGATGGTGGGTATGTCAGTAAAGCGGACGGTTGTGCTACCAAGGGCAAAACGAAGGGTAGATTCGTATGAACGACGACATAGACTTTGAAAAAGACGGTAAAACGTCAAAAACGGTTTCACCAAAAGATTCGGACGAGTCCATTTCCAAACAACAAGCCGAACGTAGTAAACGTACTGCGGATGAAATTAAAAAAGGTGCTGAAGAGTACAAAAACAACCCACGGTACGACACTGAGAAAAAGCTGCGATCTCTGCAATTGCGTGGAGGTAGTTTAGGGGGTGGTAGGAAACCGGGCCAGTCTCCAAGTTTGGATAACCCAATTGAAATGGCTAAAGGTGGCAAAGTCTCCAGTGCCTCCAGCCGTGCAGACGGTTGTTGCGTCAAAGGCAAAACAAAAGGCAGGATGGTTTAAATGACCGAGCACACAGACAACGCAAAAAATGTACTGGACGTTGTGGCAGTGTTCACCACGATTGGTACATTTTTAAACTTGCTCACCCCCGTATTTGGTTTGATTGGTGCGGTAGTGGGTGTCATGCGCATTTACGAAATGGCTACAGGCAAAGAGTTCTCCACGCTGTTCCGTAAAAAGAAAGACGATGATGCCAAGCAGCAGTAAGAAGCAACACAATTTCATGGAAGCGGTGGCTCACAACCCAGCGTTTGCCAAGAAGGTGGGAGTCCCGCAATCTGTGGGCAAGGATTTTTCAACTGCCGACAAAGGCAAAAAATTTTCAACAGGAGGCCACATGGCTACAAAAAACAACGGCATCACAACTGCCAAAATGGGTTCAGTTCGCACCGCAGCTCCTAGCCGCGATGGCGTTGCCTCTAAAGGCAAAACCAAAGGCAAGCAAGTCACTATGTCTGGTTCTAAGCCTCTGGGCATGAAAAAGGGCGGCATGACCAAGAAGATGAATTACGGCGGAAAGTGCTGAGATGATGGCAAGTCGCGGGATGGGTGACATCAACCCATCCAAGATGCCCAAGGGGAAAACCATCACACGTAAAGACGACCCCAACAAGGTCGAAGCCTACGCCAAGGGTGGCAAAACCAACTGGATCGCCGGAGCTATCAAGCAGCCCGGCGCACTGCGCAAATCTCTTGGTGTCAAGGGCGACAAACCCATCCCTGCTGGCAAGCTGGCCAAAGCCGCTAAAGCTCCCGGAAAAATGGGCCAACGCGCACGACTGGCGCAGACTTTGAAAGGGATGAAGAAATGAACACGTACGGTCTTGGGGCCAGCTTGTCTCCTGTAAGTGGTACTACTGCCGCTGTACAGCCACAAGTACAAAACCCCTTTACGCAAACCACCGGTGGCGGTTTTGGCGTTACGGCACAACCACAAATGCAGAACCCCTTTACCCAGCCTGCTGGTGGCGGTATGGGACAACCTATGGGTTTAGGACAAGTGCCAGCTTACATAGGTCAACAACTGGGAAATATGTTTAATGGCCAACCCCAACAACCGATGGGCTTGGGGCAAGTCCCGGCTTATGCACAAGAGTACATGAACAACTTATTTGGTGGACAATCCCAGATACCTCCCTACACACCAATTAACGCACAGCAGCAACAACAAGCTTTGCAACCAGCGCAAACAATGGCGCAAGCTATACAACAGCAGCAGCAAATGTCGCAACGATTGGCTGAACAAACAGCGCGTAATCTGCAAGCTGCCCCCATGTTGCCACCCCAACAAATGCAAGGTTTGGCAGGTTTAGCGGGTCTTATGGGCGGGAAGTCGGCTCAAGTAGCACCAAGACCTGCGCCAGCCGCAGTACGACCCTCACCTGCTCCATCACAAATTCCTCCAAGAATGCGATAAGACATGGCCACAACTTCTGGATCATCAGGCTTCAATTTAGACCTCACCGAACTGGTTGAGGAGGCGTTTGAGCGTGCTGGTTCAGAGTTGCGCACTGGTTATGACTTAAAAACGGCTCGCCGGTCATTGAATTTACTGTTTGCTGACTGGGCAAACCGTGGCGTCAACATGTGGACGTTTGAGCAAGGCACAATCAACCTGACGCAGGGGCTAAACACCTACACAATCCCCACGGATACGGTTGATTTGCTGGATCATGTGATCCGAACACAGGCAAATGTCCAGTCAACGCAGTCTGATTTGACAATTACACGCATCAGCGTGTCCACTTACGCCACTTTACCCAACAAATTGACCCAAGCGCGGCCAATTCAGGTCTGGTATCAGCGTTTGGATGGGCAAATCACCCCCACTTCAGCGGTTTTGGCCACAAGTATTGACGCTACGACCAACACAATTGAACTTTCCAACGTAATTGGGCTGCCTGCCATTGGTTACATCAACCTTGACAGCGAAACTATCTTCTATAACTACATCACCGGCAACACTTTGGGTGACTGTTTCCGTGGACAGAACGGAACAACCGCGGCTGCGCACACTGCGAGCTCAACAGCTAAGGTCTACATCAACAACGTACCTCGCGTGACCATGTGGCCCACGCCTGACGGCTCTCAGCCTTACCAGTTTGTCTACTGGCGTATGCGTCGCGTGCAAGATGCCGGTAACGGCGTCAATGTGATGGATGTTCCTTTCCGTTTTGTGCCTTGTATGGTGGCTGGACTGGCCTATTACATTGCGCTCAAGGTGCCCGGTGGCATGGATAGGTTGCAAGTGCTCAAAGCTCAGTACGACGAAGCGTGGATGACAGCGGCTGATGAAGATCAGGAACGCGCCGCGTTGCGCCTCGTGCCTAGACAGATGTTCATTGGGAGTGGGACTTGACAGATAGTCTTTTCTTAGCTTGGGCGGCAGGATTCTTTGACGGGGAAGGCTGCGTCATGGTTGAGATGTCCAAGGAAAAAGCCTGCTTGCACGGTTATAGAACCAGTTTGCACACAACTGTTACCCAAACAAGTTTGCCGTGTCTTCAGTTATTTCTTGAGCGTTTTGGTGGCAGCATTTCAACTTCCGAGAATAGAACCCCAAATGGCCGTCGTTGGGCGGTACAACACCGATGGGTTGCGCGTAATGAAACCGCATTGGAGTTTTTGCAAGCAATTGAGCCATATGTTGTAGTCAAGAAAGAGCAAGTGCAAGCCGCGTTGAAATACCCCATGCGCAGCCCCGATGGTCGAAAGTACGGCAACAGCAGCAACCCGATACCAAATGAAGTGATGCAGGCCAGAGTAGCCTTGCGAAAGGTGTTGCAAGATATTCGCGCTGGAATGAAAACGTTAGCAAAACCTGCCAAGGTGTAGCATGGGAAATAGATTTTCATCCGGAAAAAACAGTATTGCGGAGTGCGACCGTTGTGGGTTTCGTTTTAAATTAACCACGTTAAAAAAAGAAGTAGTTAAAACAAAACTTTACAATATATTAGTGTGTCCAGAATGTTGGAGTCCAGATCAACCCCAGTTGCAGCTTGGCATGTACCCCGTGGACGATCCCTTTTTCGGCAAGCGGTACGTGCCCATGCAGGTGGACATTGACGAGGCCTCCCTGAAAAAAATCGATACCGCCGT